AAAGGCTGGTTCTATCTTATAACCTGCTTTTTTCATAGGTTCAATCAACTCTGAATGTTTTGACAACCTAATTCTTCTAATGTAAAATCTACTCTCAGGATAATGTAAGCCTGGTGTAGCACCTGCTAATAAAGATACCGTACCGCTTGGTTTAACTGAGGTAGTTTTGATTGAACGTGGGACTGCGAACCAATCTGAATATTTTGTGTCCCATTCTTTTATGACATCATAACCATCTTCCAACCAATCTTTTAATTCACCTAAACCATTTTTTGTAATAAATTGTGCGACTCCGCTCACACTACAACCAATTCTTCTGTTTCTCAACATAACCCTATTTGTGTCAGCCCAATGAGTTCCACCTAATGTGACTGTTTTTGCATAAAGATATGCGTATTTTAGTGTTCTAGCATAGTCCTCAAATGAATCGTGATTGCTAGGAAATGTCTCAACCAAACAACATAATTCATATGACTCTAAGGTTTGCTCTAAACACGGATTACCACCCATAGCTCTATGGTCTTTGTTATCACCACCATTTTTCATACGAGAATAATGTCTCATATTATCTAACCAAGCAAAACCTGGCTCACCATTATCTATTATTCTTTTTGCAGCTTCTGTGTAATCCATTCCTAACTCTGCGAAAATACTATTATTGGATGTCCAACCATAAGTTTCTCTATCAGGATTTACTTTGTAGTTTTTTAAATCTAAATACTCTTCATTATGTGGGTCACCAAAAACAATCTCTGCTGTTCTTCTTACATTACCAGCCACAACACATTTACCGATTAGATTCATAATATCTACGATTGTTGTGATTGTGATTGGTTCTCCGCTATTATCCTCTAATACTTTTCTAATACTATTGTGTACTTCTTTTAGTGGTTCAGGACCTGAACTTACTCCTCCAAAACCTTTGATTGGTTCTCCTTCATCTCGTATCTTAGTATAGTCAAACTCTACGTGAGCAGTTCCGTGAAAGTAACTTTCTAAAAGTAAACGAAGTGATTCTACCCAACCCTCACGAGTATCGGGTATTTCATATACCTCTTCATTTCTATCTTTATTAACACCTTTTATTATAATCTCACCAGCACCTTTGGTATCAAATCCTACACCAACTCCCAACATACTTGCATCCATTAGGAAACAAAATGGTTTTGAATAATCTTCTTTTAGTGTTTTAGTTGATACGAATGCACAATTATTAAGTGCCGCATATAAATTCTTTTCTTCTGTGATTGGTGTACCCATAGCCCATAAACCACGACCTGGTGGTAAGAACTTCATATTAAAAATTCTTTCATACATCTCTTGCGCCGACCTTTGTGCTTGCCATGCATTCCAACCTAATGATAATGATTCAATATGTTCTTTTTGCATTGAGTATGTTCCCTCTACAACCCTCTGAACTGTTTCCCACCATCTTTCATTTTTACCATTCTCTTTTATACGAGAATATGTTCTCATATAAACCAATTCACCTAATCCGTTAAAACCAAATGGTGCCTTCTTTCTCTTAAATTTATTAAGAAAATTATCAGATAACTTAAATTTTTCCATTTAAAACTTTCTCCTAACCGAAGTATATATTGTTTTGTTTTCGATATAAAAAACTCATAACTAAATATAATATATACTCTACTTTATTCAAAACCATCTACAGATTTATTCATATCATTGTATTTGTTTGATAATGTTTTACGCAAATACTCTTCAGAATTATCCATTTTAGATTGTTGTTCCTTGCCACTTTTTGAAGTTGATTCATGCACTTCAATTTTACCTATGTTTGTATTCATCATAGCTGGATATGTAATCCCATCTATTCCGAATCTATTTTTTATCACGTGAAATCTGCCTGTATTTGATATTTTGTCCTCAACTTTTCTACTCAAAGAAACTACAAAATCAGCTATCATAACTTTTGCATAACTCTCCGCAACTTTACTCGCGTCTATAATTTCCTCCTCCAATGAAGAACGATTAGCTTGTGATGCAGTCCATACTGGCACATCAAACTCACCTGCTAAACCCCTCAAATCTTCGTATATTGATTCTAATATATGTCTTTTTTCTCTACCTGTACCGATTAATAAATCTGCATAATCAACAAGCATCAAATCAGGTTTCATATCCTGCAATTCTAATTGTTTTAGATGAGCGGATAAAGTTTGAACTGTGATTGATTTTGTGGGATAGTATTTGATTATCAACCTACCATCTAATTCACTAATTTTCTTTTGTACATCTTCTTTATAATATTTTATGTTAGCAGTTGTAACTCCACTAAATATAGAATCATATCTTAGACCAACATAGTTTTCGTTCAACTCTAATGTATAGTGAACCACAGATAACCCTCTTTTGACGGAAGCTGCTCCAATTGCCTGTAAACACCACGATTTACCAATACCAGCGGGCGCCACCATAACACCTAACTCACCACCACCTAAGCCACCATCCATAATTTCATCAATAACATTCCATCCAGTTTTGACCGTGCTTCTGCTTGACTTAGTTAATCTCTCCTCTATTCCTACTATATAGTCATGCCCAATATCTTTAGCCGCACCAGCTTTCATAGCTTCATCTATGATTGCTTTTATGTCGTCATATTGACCATTTTGAAGTAAATCAACGGATTGTACGATAGCATTTTTAAGTGTTTGATTTTTACAAAAATCTAAAGTTTTTTCTTCAACAAATTTTAAATCAGATGCCTCTCTGATATTCCAAGCATCTTTTAGTTTTGTAATTACAGAAGTTTTCAAAACATCGTTGTCTTCATCATCTATTTTTATTTTAATAGCCTCTAAGGTTGGCGCTGTTTTGTATTCTAAAAAATATCCAATGATAGTTCCAACTAACCATTTATTAGCATCTGAATCAAAGTATTTTGATTTAAGAATATCAGAAATTGTTTGTAAGAAAGATTTATTAGTTAATAATAAAGCTATAACCTTTGATTGAAACGAATTACCAAATTTAGTAAAAGTTGTTTCATTCTCCATATAACCTTTTTCTCCTTTCCAATTCTAATTGTTGTTTTCTTCTTTTGTCATATCTATTACGAGCTTTCTTTTTGATGGCCTCTTTGTTTCTCTCATAATGTTCTGACTGCCACTTTTTTTGTGCCTGTTTCTTTTCTTCTTCTGTAAAATATTTACGTTTTCTTCCCATAACTCTTTTCAGCCATATTATTTAATCTGTTAAAAGTTGTCGCTAACCAACTGTTTAGATTAGGTAGAGCTGCATACAATTTATCCTCTAAAAACATTTTTTGAAAATCTACCTTTATTAATCTTTGAATAGGATTATTTACCAAATTTCTAATTTTCATTTTTGCATTTCCTGAGATATCTACATTGGATAATTGCATTAGTTTGTAATTTAATTCTATAACGTCTTTTGCATTTGGTAATTCTTTTATAACCTCACCTATATTAACTATACGATTTTCATTTAAAAATGGAAACTTTTTTTGAATAGTTTTTAAACCTAAACCTTTGACGCCAGGAATATTATCAGATTTATCACCATCTAAAACTCTGTACCAAATGTAATTCTTAGAATCTATTCCATACTCCTCTAAAATATCATTTGGTTTGTATAGTTTTTTTCTTACAGGTGACCAAACACTAACCCTATCATCAACAAGTTGTAAAAAATCTTTGTCGGTTGACATTATTACAATATTACTATCTGTAAGACATTGTTCAGATATATAAGCTATGCTATCATCAGCCTCAATATTATCAATAGAAACTATTGTCATTGGTAAACAATTGAGATACTCAACCGAACGTGATAACTGCATAATCATATTTTGTCTTTCATCCTCAACCGATGAAAAATCATTTGAACGATTTAATCTGTACTTAGTTCTTTTTTTATTTTTATATTCTGAATAAATCTTACGGCGGCGGTTAGACCCACCTTTACCATCAAATACCATAATGGTTCTAGTGGGTCTAATCATACTAATTGCATAACCTACTGATTTAAGAAAACCAACTATTCCACCAACGTGAATACCATCATCGTTAGTAGTTGGTATAACACTAAACACTCTAATAAAAGTATTTAGTCCATCTATTATCAATACTTTGTCATTTGGCTGTCCGCCATCTATCTTACCACCACTCTCTTTAATTTGGTTTAAAATAGAAAGATATCTATTTTTAGCCATCTGTTATTTCTTCTGTGACAACATCATCGATACCGAATGCATCGTCATATTTCAAAATAACTTTTTCACAAATTAGTTCGTAACAATGAGACTTAAATTCTAAATCCTCTAAAAGGGTTGACCAATCTTTAGATTGAAATTTAAGTTCTTTACCTTTATGGTCATTCATTGTATACCACGAACCACCTTGCTTTAAGAGCTTATGGTCTTTTAAGACTTGCAACCAACTACCATCATTATCAATACCTGTTTCAAAGTAAAGATTAAAATCAGAATGTCTCATTGGTGGGCCAAGTCTGTTTTTGATTACTTGTGCCCTAATCTTCATACCAATGGTATTCTTTTTAGTATCTTTTATTTGACCTGTATTTTTCAACCTTATACGAGTTGAAGAATGAAATGGTAGTGCTTTACCACCTGATGTTGTCCACGGGTCACCGAACATAACACCAAGCTTTTGTCTCAACTGATTAGTAAATACTAAGGCTATCCTTTCTCTACCAATCATTTGAGTTATTTTTCTCATAGCTTTTGAAACGATGATTGCTTTAGAAGTAGCCCAACCATCTTTTTCAAAGTCAGCTTCCATCTCAACATTAGTTGAGGCTGCCGCCAAACTATCGACTAAAATTGTAACTAACCTATCCTTATCGGATTCTCTTACCTTAGCAACAATTTCCTCAATAGCTTGGAAGATATCCTCTACGGTCTCTAAGTGTAGATATAACATATTTTCTACATCTAAACCTATTACCGTTAAGAACTCTCTACTAACTGCGGTTTCTGTTTCAATATAAATTGCTACTCCACCTTTATTTTGAGTTTCAGCGAGAATGTGTGCGCCAAGTAATGATTTACCACTTGACTCTAACCCGTTTATTTCTGTGATTCTACCAACTGCTATACCACCATCCTTTTTATTGGATATGGCTAAATCTAACATAGTTGAACCTGTTGATACAAAATCCTTTATATCTGTTGGAGTGGTATCACTACCATCCAAAAAATATGCGACTTTCATATCCTTAAATTTACTATTTAGATTTTTAGCTAGCGTGGTAGCCAATTCATCTCTAACCGACATATTATGTCTCCTTAACTATTAAATAGTTCATCAAAAGCTTCACCCGCGTCTGCTGCTGTAGATTGGGGTTGAGCGTTTGTAGTGTTAGATGAATTAGTCTCCTGTGAGGTTTCACTTTCAGAATCTTCTGATGGGTTTAACCAATTATTTAGTACATCGGTTAACTCTTCATAAGACAACTCGTTATAAATCTCACGAATGTCTTTTTGTGATTCTGTGATTGTCTCTAATAAATTAGAATCATCAGTAATTGGTGTTTGATTTGGTTTTACACGAATCGATGTTGATGGAAAAGATGCGCCAGTTTCTTCAGCTGTTTTGAATTCAACCGTTACATCACGACCATTCATAGAATCTGTGATATCACCATAATCTGGATCAGCGATTATTGAAAGAAGTTCTTGATAAACTGTCTTTCCAAATCCCCAAAATTTCACACCCTCATTTTCTTCACCACGAACGACGACAGGTGCAAAGGTTCTCATCTTAGCTTCGATTTTCTTAGCTAATCGATAATCTTCTTTATTACCGCTTGTCTTAAGTTTCTGAGCAAACTCTTCAATAGGGTCTGGTCTTCCAAAAGACATTGGTGATAAATAAGATTTTCCACCTAAGTCATAGTGAAAAAACAATTCGATGAATGGGGAATCTGTGTTGTGCTTGTATGGAACAATACGAATTTGAGATTTGCCTGGTTGAGGCTTCCACAAGTTTGAAGTTCTATTATTTGTGGCTTGTAACTGAGTTAATCTCTTTTTGATTGCATTAATATCCATTTGATAATCTCCTTATTTGATTAATTGTTAATTGATTAATTTTCATTCAGTAATATATATAACCTTATTTCGCAAAATACAATTTTATTTTTAGACATTACCTATATTTTTCTCCCATTTGGTTACATCTATTATTTTAAAAATTTTTGTTGGTACAACATTCAGTCCGCTTTCATTTGTTAACAATAATTTATTTTGATAATTTTCCCACGGAACTGGATATGATTTATCTAGCTTACCATTATTTAAAGAGCGAATCGTTTCATTCAACGCATTAATGGTGTATAGTGTATTGGTCTGTTTTTTTCTGTGTAAAGAAATAGTGTCCTGTATTCCCTCTACATAATTTTCATCATACTCAACATTATATGTGCATAATAGTTGGTTGTTGTCATCTTCATTTTGAAATACATAAATCTTATCATACAAAACATTGTTGCATTCTATAATGATATCAATAACCTTATCTAAATTTTGAGTTGTTACAAAAGTACATAATAGTTGTGTCCTCATTATGACGGCTCCCTAGTTTCTGGATCGCTTAGACTACCTATTGGGGTTGGAAATGTTCCTTGGTCACCATACAATTCTTTTGAAGCCGAATCGATTCTTTTTCCAAAGTTACTTTCTAAAACCATCTCAAATCTATGAGTGCCTCTATATCCTATACCATCTTCTCTTATCACAAGATTTGCTATTGGTATTTCTTTATCCTCCCCTTTGACCTGTCCAGAGTATTTTAACAATGGAGGTGTTTTTGTTGAATCAACTTTTAAGTTTTCTTTTATATCGTTCCAATTATCAGTTCCAAAAACTACTTTTAAAGTTTTACGAGTTAATCCTGTTTCACCCATAACAATATCTTCCTCACCCTCAGCCACAGATTTTAAAGGTAGTTTTTCTTGTATTGATTTTAAAACTGCTTTTTTGGCCTCTT